TAAGCTCGTAAAAGTAAAAGCACCTCTTGAGCGGCATACGCCGCCCAAGAATGTAAAGCAGGCGCTCACGCGCCATCACAGGAAAAACCGAAAAGCGGCCCGGATCGGGCCGCAGATCCGGCGCCTTCGGCGCCGTCCCCGCGGCCCGATCCGGGCCGCGGGGGGGAAAGGGGTTGACACCCCACAACAAACAATACAAATAGAGTGAGCGATCCGCAAAATGCGGGGACGCCCTCACAATCCGACCGTTCCATCAGGAGGAACAATGGGAATCAAGGAGATCACACACATCCTCGACCGCCTAGCGGCGAGGAAAGAGCGGCAGGCATCAGCCCTGGCCGCCACCGACGTAGAGCTCGCGCACTGGCACAGCGAGCTGGAGAAGGCCCGGAAGGCCTCGAAGTAAAACAAAGGGCCCCGGGCATCGCCCGGGGCCCGACTCCCCTACTAACTGGGGGGGACAGCGTTCAGGGAGTCACAGCAGGCGCCGCAGGCGCCGCAGGAGGCGCCGGAGGCGCCACCACCAACCCGAGCTTCTCCAGCTCGGGAAGAAGCGCATCCAGCTTCGCCTTGTCATGCGCAGCGTCCAACCACTCCGCCACGTCGTGGTGGAACACCTCACGGACCTTGGACGGGAGCCGCATGAACGCGGACTCCGCCACCTTGGACTGATACATCACATCCGCAAAGTCCGAGAACTCCGACACATCACGGAACTGCAGATCCACGTTCCGCATATGCTCGAGGACGCCCACCTGGCGATACTTGGCCAGGATATGCTTGATCTCCGCACGAACCACGTCGCTCTGAACCGTCCGAGACGGGAGCGTATTCACCGTCCGAACACGAGCCCGACGCGCAGACTCGTCGTACTGCTTCCGAACCATCGCTGGAAACGGCTGCTTCTTTACCGCCATACTCATCACCTCCGCATCAAAGTTGAAAGAAGCGGCAACAACAACTGCGTTGCCTTACCACTGGCGCCCGTCCTCTCGAACAAACGAGCGATCGCCTCACGCTCAGGAATCGAGAACTTGGCCAACTGAGCTTCCGACACCATACGAGCCGACGACGCCTTCGACGAGGCGACCTCCGACTCGAAAAGATCCAACAACGGCCTCTTCACCGTACCCTCAGGCGTGAAAAAATACTGATAGCGCGCCGTATCAAAATCAGCCTTGATACCAGACTGCCGCGCCTCGAAACGAGCCTTCTTCGTCTCCTCCGCCGTCCGCTGCAGCGTTTGATCGAGCAACTGAAGATTCTTGCGCTGAGCCATCGCCGCCATTGCGGACGAGATACCATCCACAGCCGGGGCAGCCTGACTGCCCCCGGCCATAGCACCACCCGGAGAACTCGCGCCACCTCGAGCATAGGCCAGCGCAGGATTGATACCAGCGGCTTCCATATCCGCCACACCCGCTTGCCACTCAGTGTTCCTCATCCGCTCTTGAAAGGCGCGATTTGTACGCGCCTCGTCAGACTGGAACAACCTATTCCGTTCCGCCTCACGACGGTTCGCCCTATTAGCCTGCGAAGCACCAAACAGCCCGGCGATCCCCGAAAGGACCGCCGGAGCTGCAGCAGTGACAAGGGCTGGAACGGGCACCTTACATCCTGGCCGGAGCGAGCGACGGCACCGGACGGACAGGGAGCACACGAGCGAGACGCACGTCGAAACGACCGTCGATCACCAGGTCAGGTTCACTGTCGACCGTCGTCACCCGAGCCATCGGGGTAGCGTCCTCGATGAACGTCTGGTTTAGAGCCGGCGACGCAGCGAAGTCCTCCGCCAAATGCCAGAAATCCAGCGTCCCGCTTGCGTCCGAAGAGAACTTCCCCGTCACCAGCGACCGCTTGTACCGATAGTCGGCATACCGCTCCTGATAGCCGAACACCTCGTCGTCCGTCGCGTCATCCTCCACGAAAAGCTCGCGCTTGTAAATCGGCTGCTCGCCCAGGTTCGCCAAATCGGGCCACAGGAAATCGAGCTTCGTGGACCGCGACCACATACGGTCCAGACCCTGCTGGTACGACACTTGACCACGAGCGCGGAGAATCCCGAACACGTAGCCATGCTCCACGAACGACTTGGCGAAACCGGCACGGAGCACACCCGTACCGACACCGCGCAGCTCGCCCTGATCCTCCGTAGCCGTCGCAGACGTGTTGGCGACAGGCGACACGTTAACCATCCCGCGGCCGCCACCGAGATACTCTGGACGCTGGGTCCGGTAGTCCGGAACGTCGACCCCGAAATGAGCCTTGATGAGCTCCGGGTGACGAGTACCGCCACGAGCGTCTCTCTCCAGTAGCCGCTGCACCGCTTCCGCCTCACGGAGAGCGTTCACCGTGATACCCGACACGCTCGCAAGGTCGGCATACAGCGCCGACGCTGCATTCCCAGGGCCAGACGCCGAGATGTCCACCAGCGACGCGTTGGCATCAAGATACCGATGCGAGCTCGAACCATCCGAGTACACCGTCGGAGTGCCGTCCTGACTGCCGGGGTACCGAATCGTAGCAGACGTCCCCAGCGAAATCGTCACCGCGTCGCCCTTCTGGAGATACGGCAGCGCCGACGTAAAATAGTCGTGCTTCTTGGCCGACTTCAGACACGCCGACAGAGAGAAGTCCGGCCCATCGTCGAAGTCCTCCGCGACCTTGTCGATCAAATTCTGGTCGCGGTACCACTCGTTGTAGATCTTGATGTATCCACGCTGAGGAAGCGCCGAGATCTCCGTCACCGAGAGATCCAGCCCGATGGGCACACCCATGTACTGCAGCGGAGTGGCAACCGCCACCGACACCGCCTCGTCATGAATCGGAATCGTATAATCCGTCGCCTGGGCGCCCGCAGCGTCCGACGCACCCAAGAACTCTTCCCAGTGCTCCCAAATGATCCGGTTGGGAACGAAGAAGAAATCGATGTCCGCATAGATGTCATCCATCAGCGGGGCATCGAGCGGAGAAAAGATCCGCTGAAACGCCTCAAGAGCCACCGTGACCGTATCGCCCGGGATAATCTCCATCAGGAAATACGGAATCAGATACCCGACGTCGTACGTCGTCTTGTGGGAATGGGTCAAGTCAAACTGAGACCTCCCATACCTGGCCGTCGGAGCCTGATACCGACCCGCTCCCGAAGGCCTCCGGACATTCACCTGAGCTGGCACTTAGTTGACCTCCAGTTTGGGCCCATTGACGGGCATGAATTGAACCGCGACACCGAGAGAATGCGGAGCCAACAGCGTACTCAGCATCCCACTCGTGGGGTCGTAATCCCCGATATGAAAGAGCGTGTAATCCTCGGGGAAACGATTGAACTGATGACCCTCCTTCGACACCATCGCCCGGAACATCCGGAGCGCCACCTCGACCGTATCGGCGAAGAAGGGCTCGAGATACCTACGCGCCGCCGAATCGTACACCGTGAAAACCTGCGTCATACAGACCCCCTGGTTTGAAAGAGCGCGACCTTCGCGCGGTGAACCTTCTCCTTCATAATTAACTGCTCGTCGCCGATCTCCACAAGATCCTTCAACCGTTGCTCCCGGACCTCCATCATCAACCGAGGATCCTTCGCCTCCATCCACTTGTCATAGTAACGAGGCGGCTTCAGCTCCATACCATCCATCACCACGAAGTCTCGCGGGTAGACATCACGCCAATACCGCTCGATCCAACGCCGGCCGATGGCGGGACGACGCGACATTCTACCATATTCGCGCTCGATTTGCACAATCTCACCTGAAGCCGGATCAACCCGTTGGTAGTGGTCCGGCGAATCACGCTGCCGCACCTTCTTCCGGACATAACCGGCGACATAACGGGCTCCCGCATACGTCAAACCGGTAAACTCGGTAATCCCAAGATTCCACCACGCGTCGAGACAATCGCTCCGATAAACCGGAGCACCATGACGGGTAGTAAGAAGCTCACGATCAAGAAAAGGAGCGCCATAAAGCACCAAATGATAGTGCGGCCGGTCGGTCCTTTCACCGTATTCACCACATAGGTAGTAAGAAAGGCGACTCTCCACGCTAGCCCGCGCCCTCTTAAGGAAAAGCGTAGGATCGCGCGGATTAAGCGAGCCATTCTCGGGGACCTTGTCAGGAGCGTAGGTCAGAGTGACCATCCACGCGGGCCCAGCCACATCCCCTTCGTGCACCATCCGCACCGCCCACGAACGGGCCTGATCGGATCGGCAACCCAAGCAGTGCCCACACGGCACCTGCACGCGAGCGTACACCCTCGAGCCGGCCCGGGCAACCGACTTCAGACCGACCTTCACCTGCGACGGGTGATAGCACGCCACGGGTCAAAACACGTACTTCGCCAACGCAGCCACCGCCAGGCAGTACATGGCGAACCCGAGGAGAAAACTGACCCACTGCCCGAGCCACTCGAGGAAGTCTCTCACGGGAGCGAATTCAGCACGCCCTGAAGCAGAGCCAGGGCCCAACCGCCCCAGGCGACCACCTTTCGAAGAAAATTCCTCACAGCCGGATACCGCCGCGCATGAAATAACCGTTCATCCGATTCTTCGGATGCTGGCGTTCGGCACCATTGCGGAACGTCCGCCGAGACTTCGCCCTGCTCATCTTCGCCCGACCAGCCACGGCACCCTCCAGAGACAGAGAAAAAACGACTCCACAGGAGTCTAAAAGACGCACCTCCGTGCGTCAAGCAGACAGCAAGCTGTCAGCAGGCACATAGTAGACAAGGACCCTATGTGCCAAATGCGACCTACCGGTCGCCCCGCCTCACGGCGGGAACACGCTATTAACATAGCGTAAACTACAGGCGCTAACGCGCCTCAAAAGGAAAACACTCGCCAGAAAACGCACGCGGAAAACGCACGCGATAAGCTCGTAAAAGTAAAAGCACCTCTTGAGCGGCATACGCCGCCCAAGAATGTAAAGCAGGCGCTCACGCGCCATCACAGGAAAAACCGAAAAGCGGCCCGGATCGGGCCGCAGATCCGG